ACTCTTCCCCATCGCGCTAGATCGCATCCACGATCACCTGGAGCGCGGCAACGCTAGCTCCGGGAATCCTGAGACCAAGCGCAAGGTAGAAACGCGCAAGGCGGATGATCGCGGAGCGATCCGCGTAAAGAGAAAGCGCGTAGGCGCGAAGCAAATGGAATTACCACTAACACACAAATAAGAAAGAAAGAAAGATACTATGAGAAAAAAGCTAACAATACGAGTTACTCGCGAATATGTTGTAGAGTACAAGCACAACCCATCAGAGCAGATTTGCGCAGATGAAGAACTTTGGGATGAGGATACTCTTATCGATGAGGTTGAGACATGGGCGCATGATTTGCTAGTAGATGAAACGATTGACGGGGACCAATTGGTGAATTGTTCATGCAACATGACGGGAGTTGAGATATTATCATCCGAGCATTCCGAAGGATTAGGAGAACTTTCGTTTGAGACTGAAGATATTGCGGAAGAAATACAGGAAGAAGAGGAAGAAAAGGAGGACGCATAACATGGAAGCGACAAAAGAGAAACAAGCGTTTACGCCCGGACCTTGGCAAATCGAGGATTGCACTCCAGGAGAAGGCACGGGGTTGCGTTTCGAGGTAGGCACAAAGGATAGCGTCATTGCACGCACTACGGACGGATGGAAAGAAGCGCACGCCAACGCGCGCTTGATCGCCGCGGCTCCGGAGATGTACGAAAAGCTTTGCGAGCTTTGTAATGTCATTATAGCCCTAGAGGAGAAAGGTGTAAATCTTCCGTATCATTATTTTAAGGATGATATGAGCATGAGCGACAAACTCCGCGAGGTCCTCGCCAAAGTAGAGGGGGGTGAGGGATGAGCCACTTGAATGAGAAAGATCTAGAGCGGATTGACTTGGAGGATAAAATAAGAGACCTCGAAGCGGATCTTTACGAAGCAATACCTTTTAAACGCTCACAAGCACATGTTCATGGGGATGATCAGGCATGGATTGATGAGTGGGAGAAAAAGGTCGAGACTGAACTAGAAAGGATACGATAATGAGCGAGGAGAAATACAATACAGCCGCTCTTGAGTTAGTCGATTGGGTTGAGAGAAACGCGGAACTAGAAGCCGCCCTTGGCGTGCTGTTCATGGATATGTGCTTAGACTTTTGGTTTAAGTGTGCAGGACCGGAAAAATCTATGGAGGCACTTGACTCGATGGTAAAAGAGAAAATCAAACAACTTAGCAATGAGCAGTAAAAACGAATCCGACACAATTGCGCGCCTGGCGTTGGGCCTCCTCATCTTTTTGCTGATGCGGTTCGCGCCCAGGTTGGTTGAATGGTGGCAAAAGAGAAAGAATATATAAGGAGAAATGCGATGAGTGAAGAAGAGAAAATATCTAAATGGTTAAAAGAAGCCAAAGAGTGGAAACCCGTAAAACCTAATAAGGAATTAAAACAAGCGATTGAAGCGGTAAAACTTCATCAAGAACCCGGTCATCCCATTCCAAGTACGATTGTGCGAGAATATGCACAGAAATTTGGGGTCGATCCTGAATTAGTAACGCTTGGATTAATGGACACCTTTCCTTGGGAGGAGAAATGCGATGAGTAACTTGTCGCTTGCTTCGACACTTACCGCGAACATGTCGAAGGGTGGATCTTTCATAAAGATATACCTAACACACAAGCAATCTCCGTAGACCCCCTTAAAAAGCGTTTCGTTGCATATCCATACTACCAACGATATAATTTCTAAAAAGCACGATTAGACCCCTTCTCGCGTCTCTAATCGTGCTTCTTTGTATTCGTTTGTAGTCTAAAACGACACAACCTTTCGCTTATCATCATTTAACCTGCTCGGAACGTGGGCCGAAAATCGGCCAAGGTTCTTGCGAAACTCCAGGGTAGTCACTCCCTGCTCTCCGTTTCGGTTCTTCGCGACCTCGCAATTAATGAGTTCGTCATCATCTTTATCAGGAGAAAGGAGGAGGACCGCATCCGCGTCCTGTTCGATGGAACCGGATTCTCGGAGATCCGAGAGTGCGGGCTTTCGCTTTTGCACCTCTAATGCTCGGTTGAGCTGAGAAAGTGCGAGGACTGAGGTTTGATACTCCAACGCTAGAATCTTCATTGACCTTGAGATTTCCGATATTTCCTGAGTTCTTGAGTCATACCCTTTCGCGGAGAGTAGTTGCAGGTAATCCACCACTACGAGTCCAAGCTCACCTTCGAGGCGTTGCTGTGCGAGAAAGGCGCGGAAACTCTCCAGGGTAGCTTCGTGGTCATCCTTGAAGGTAATCGGCCATACCTTGATTCGTTGAGCGGTCTCTGCGAGTTTCTTCTTCGCGATGTGGTCCAAAGAATCCTTCATCGTTGGGCGCGGGACTCCGCTCACATTCGTGAGCAATCGCCCCGCGCACTCGGACGCTTTCATCTCCAAACTTGCGTAGGATGTTCGTTTTCCAAACTTCGCGGCTTCATGGGTAAAGTGAATCGCTAATGCGGACTTCCCGATTCCGGGTCTCGCGGCTAGCACATACAAACACCCTTCGCGAAATCCTCCATTGAGTAAACTATCCAATCCCTTGAATCCTGTGGATATTGCAGAGACTCCGCCTGCATCGATTGCCAGGTACTCCGCCTGTGCTTCCGTTACCGCATCTCGGATATGCGTTTGGCCTTTTCTCTTGGAAAGAGACTTGGCCACGCGGGTTGTGAAGGCGGAGGCTACATCCTCTGCGGTCTTGGTTGGATCGCGGACCTCGTCCTGAGCGTGGAAGATTGCCTGCTCTACCGCCTTTGCGTTTCTTTGCTCGATTACCTGATCGATGTATCGATCTATCTGTCCACCTCCGTATTGCTCGGAGATGTCGGTGATCTCAGATGCGAGGTCAGGTAATGCGATCATCACATCCACCTCATTCACATCCGGGGAATGCTTCGCAATAGCTGAGAAGATTTGCTGACGGGTTGGAGAGGTGAAGTCATCTTCGGTGAGATGCTCCAGGGCGATGGCCGAGGATCGGCCCGACTCATCGCGCATGGAAGCTGAGAGAACTGCAATCTCTGCTAGAGAAAAATCAATCACACTCTTTTGACTCCTTCCCACTCATCCCGCTCTTGGGGTAACCGCTCTTTGATCCAACCGCGACATGCGTTTCGGAAGGTTGCGTTCCAATCAGCTTGGACATGTCCCTTCCCTTTCGCCCAATCCACGAATAACTGAACAGCAAGCTCATGGTTCAATCCTTCCTCTTGGGTAATGCTTTTGGGTGGATCGAAGTTATCTGAGATTGTTGTACCTTTTTTCTTCCGAGGCTTGGAATTGGATTTGTCGCTTTTGGTGGAATCATCGCTATATATAATATTAATATTCTTGGAAAGAATATCCATGCGCGCGAGGCTTTTACACAAAACTGACGTAATACAGCCGCAAAGTGCGGCAGATTGCGTAGAACCGTATATCTTACAATACTCTTCTAATATATCACGATGCCACTTGGATATGCGTAATCGTAACTCCACTTTTTCGTCCCGTTTATCCATCTTATTCAGACCCTTGGAAGATGGTTGTCAGGATAGCCATTACGATCCAAATGAGGGTCGCAGATGCGGCGGTGAATAGGGCCGTGAAGATGAGGTATTCGATGATCTCTCTCATGCTATTCTTCCTTCCATTGTTGTTTAGTAAGGAGAGCCACCAGGTCACTTAATCGACAGGTGAACATACTCTCCGAGTTTTTCTTTCTGTGAATGACGCACGGGGGTTTGTCTCCTGCGTCTCGAATGCTTTGTGTCATGGCACTGTATAGGTTTAATGCCTCGACAAATTTTGCTTCTATATGAAACGGAAACTCATCACAGACCACATCCGGAGAGTCGGACCCACCCGCAAATTGCTGACCGCGCCTTGCGGGGAATCCGTTCTCTTCGAAGTATCTCGCTAATTCCCGTTCGTACCTAGCTCCCTTAGCCCTGCTGTTGATCTTGCCCATCACAATCCTCTTCGAAGGTTATGGTCACATCCCCGTCAGGATCGTGGTCCAGGCAACGCTTCTCCATCAAAGCCACCATTTGCTCAAGGACTGCCACTGCGACGATGACCGCACCATTGAAGTTCGATTCTTCAATGTGTTCCTTCGCAAAGTTTACACCCTTTCTAAGTCTTTCCACCTTATCATTCATGCCACATCCCTTTCATTTTCGTTGTACCAACGCATGGCGTTTGCAAAGTCTGCCATATCAATGGTTTGCTTTCTGCCCATTTGCCTGACCTCTAATTGGTAGGCTTCGATAATTTTGTAGACGTAGGTTCTGCTGACCTCGAACTTCCTGGCGATGTCGGAGATCGACAAGCGGTTGAAGTTATTGCTCAGATCGAGGATCTCCACGGACTCGGAATATCCCGGCCAAACCTTGTTAGAAACACATTGTGTCCACAACTGACAGGCCCGTCTCATATCCTCACGGTGACGCTCAATATCCGCACCCCGAAGAGTGTAAACCCCAATGTTGTAGGGCGGTTTCTTCTCAACCGCGACGAAGATAAATTGCTTAGGAGAGTGACCCAATCTGCGTAATCCCTCCATGTAGAAGCACGCTTGAAAGTCGTAGCCAAACTGTCTAACGCTCTTGGCAAAGCCTTTTTTGCTCGCATCTTGTGTGCTTTTTAAATCCATCACCACATCCGCGCCGGGCAGAAAATAATCAGGTCTCACCTTACACTCCGCACCCTCGCACTCAAAGAATCCCGTTCCTTCAATTATCGAATCCACTTCCGCCAGGTATGCGCTGACCACAGGGTGGTCTAGAGCGGATGCCGCCATTTCCATGCAAGTGTTGTATTCACTTGAGTTGAGCCATTGACGCTCAGGATACTCCGCTTCAATCCCTGCTAATGCTTCCTTGTATGCATTGGTTCTCGGCCCATTACCGTCGATCTCGTTAGGCTTTTCTCCGAACTCATAGTCAAGCTTCTCAGGCTCCAATACCGCCGTATGGAAACACCCGCCCATTATAAGGGGGGATGTTTTCGGTGACGGGTTATCCATGCTATACTTCACATGTGCAGGGGAAGTCTTGATCAATGCAGATGCAGTGCTGCGAGATAACTCAGGAGATGAGTGGTACGACTCGTTACTTATATCTGTTCTAAGCATCTTCACTCTCCTTAATAGTTACAGATAACACGGTCCTTTGAATCTCTACGTTACTGTGTGTAATTTTTGTACTTACGCCGGGATTACTGTCCAATACGAGGTCAGGACACGCTAGATGAACCTTTCTCGGATCACCGCCATCGGATAGATAACTGTGAATAAAGGAACCTACGCTTAACATTTCCTGCATGTTATGCTTTTTACCCTTCAGCTTGTAACGACATGGGTTTGTATGTACTTCAAGTATCATCTCAGAATGGGGTGTCTTCGTCGTCCACGGTTGGAGCTTGGTCCATTTTAGGCTCAGGCTTAGGCTCAGGTTTAGGCTCCGGTTTGGGTTGCTCCGCCTCTGCAAAAGGATCTCCGGATTCGTACAAAGCATTGAGGTTCACCACGGTATCAATTGATACTTTTCGTTGCTCCTCAGACATCTTCTTGTGCGGCTTCGCAACCATCGCATAGGAAGTTTCCAATCCTTCACCGTTGCGGATGATGTCGATGTCGTATGCTCTAGGGTCTCCCCAATCCGGATCTTCGCAGTAACTTACCAAAGAATCCTTCAGACTCTTTTGCGTGATCTCCAGGACTTGAACCCGTTCTTCTGCGTAGTTGTACACCTTCATGGCAAAGACCTCCTTAGGCTTATCCTCGAAGCTACCTGGAGCTTCCTCACCCACCTTCCAACGGAAGGGTCTGCGCCCTCCGTCCTCATTAGTTCCCCAACCGAGCATTCCCGTTATGAATCCACCATCGTCCTGTGATCCCACGATTCGGAAACTATTCTTTCCCTGTTGTAGCTTCATATAGCTACCTCCACCTGCATTGCCGCCCGTCTCAGGCGCTCGCGTTATATTATTTAAGAATGACATTTTATTTTGTATATATTTAGTGTTGACACTATTTGTAGTTTATTGTTTTAGACTTAGAACTATGAAAGAAAATACAACCAAACCATTGTCCCTTCGTTTTTCCCCCGCAGTCC